AAGATTCATGAATTTTTTTGTGTTCAATGTAATACCTATCTTGCATTTCAGTAATATACTTTACATCTTCAATAAAATTGAACACATAGTAATTCATTAAATCCTTTTGGTTCTTTGCTAATTCTATCATATCGGTAGTGTGTTTTTCTTTGATCCTCTTATAAGGTTTAAACCTTCAGCTTCTACTTCCAATTTTGATTTAAGTGATGGAGACATAAGCTTTTTAATTTGCCTATAGTCCATACCTCTTTGCTCAATAATGTAAGTCATCGCATCTAAGTAGCTCATATTATTCTTTACGACACAAGCTTCTACGGCTTTTGTAAACCTTTTTTTGGTCATTATTTTATGGTCTAATTCTTCCATACATATTAAAGTACTCTCAGTAGAATACAATCTTTGTTTATTCTACCAGTTGGTTTCTTTACTTTGGTAGTAAGACTAGATAAAACCTTTTCAATTTGTTTTTCTGTCTTAGTTAATATCTGAGGAAGTATATCATCTGGCTTCCTCAATGTAGTAGTCATTGAAATGTTTTCATCCCAATTGTGTACTGTTGAACCTTTTACTTCAAATCCAGCTGCAGAATCATTACTATAAACTGCTATTGTTCTTTGTTTTGTATTGTATACAAACAATTTATTTTTGCCTGGAATCATGATTGGATTAATTGATACCAATTTGGCGTCACTATCATCTATTTTGTAGTTTAGCTTTTCTACTTGTCTATCAGAAGCTTTAATCTTTTTCGCCCTAGGTATTTTTGTAACTTTATTATTAGCTTTTAACCTATTAATATCGTCAAAGATCTTATCCATAACATTAAGCATCTTTCTTAGATTACCTTTTTTAATGTGTGAGTAAGCTTCTACAGCTTGTTCGCAGGTTTTATTATAAGCGTCTGATACTAAATCATATTCAAATTGAATTTTTTCTCTAAACATGTTTATTCCAGCACCTTTAATTTTATGTGTATTCAATAAAGTATATGTAGGGAATTTAATGTTATCAAAGTTACCATCCATCCATTGGTCAACAACCATTTCATCGAAGTCACCATATATAGTAGACATTACTTTTATGCGAGTTCTTTCCTGAATAGGTATAACTACAGGCTTAGGTTTTTTATCTTCTTCTTTTACAATTAAACTACCAGCTTTTTCATGTGCAAATAGTCTATCACTCATCTCTTTTAAACGTTGTTCATCAAGAGGAGATCCTTCCCACCCAGCATTTATCATTTCAATTGCTTGATAATTAGAAGCACGATACTTCCAATCAGGTAATTTTTTGATATTCTTTAACTGATCTTTATTAAATTTAAGAACAGTTTTACAGTAACTTAATACTGTTTCGCCTGCTTTCTTTTTATTTTCAAAGTAATAGAACCAGTGACTAGCTCTTCGATATTCAGATAATCTTTCTTTTTCACCTTCCGGAATCGGATTGTGTGGACCATAGGAAGGTTTAATTCCCATGAATGCTTCATCAGCGTTTTTTAATCTTTTTTGTTTAGCCATATTAACTCCTTATTAATATAATATATTATAACACACTTCTACACAAATGTAAAGGTTTATTTTTAAAAAGGTGCCCTCCACTCCTCCGCGTTGTGATAAGGAGTTAATTTGGAAGAGGGAGGGCGAAAACATTATAATCTTTTAATTTCCATGACATAGTTTTCTGCAGCGTTTTCTGCATACTCCTCACTATGTCCTTCATAGATTTCATCTACTTGCCAGACATTATCTTTAAAAAATCTAGTTCCAAAATTTCCATTGATATCGACAAATGTTTCTGCCTTTAAACTTAAAGTTTGATCTGTGTATGTAGATAACAATTTTTCAGCAGTAACGATTTTTCTATCTTTCACTATGTACTTCTCCTATATTCTTGTACTAAATCAGCACCAGTTAATGGAGTACCAAATGTATGAATTAGTTTTCCATCTCGATATCTTTCAACAATACCACTGTTGTATTCTCTATCAGTGACTGGACCAATATCAGTATCTTCCGGACGATCATCATAATACATAGATTTCAAAGAATGCGTGTGCAATGTTTTAATACCTTTAGCCCATTCTTCAGCTTCTAAAAGAAGCCTTTGTTGTTCTACTATTTCGTCATACTCACTCATGATAATTGTCCCTCTACTAATTGTTTGACTTTATTTTTACTGTACCAAAGTCCTGAGTACATTTGTGATCTACCATCTTTCCATTCGACGATATATCTTTTATAACCATACGGCCTTGCGATATAAATTGTGCAGTCACCGTAGTTAAGCATAACTTCTCTCACAGAAGCTCCATGATTCTCTTCTGTTGCGCAGCAATTTGCTCTGCTTGAGTGAGAATCTTTTCCCTTTGTCGCTCTTCACGATTCCAGGTTTTAGGGGTTACTACTTTTTTAGATTTGTTAGACATATCCATCCTTATTTGTATTGGTACATATAGACATCTACTCTTTCAGCATGCCTAAGTGGAAGTGATTGATCGTATGCCCTAGGGTGTTTACCATCAGCAATTGCGTGGACAGTCCTAGGACCTCTTCCTTGAAGTTTGATACGATACCTTGGTAACTTTACACCATGGTATAAATGTGAGTATTTCTGTTCAAGATATTTATGATTTTTATTAACACCCTTAACAACTTTACGTAGTGCTTCAACTTCAAGCATATCACCAGCACAATCTGTGTATGCAGTCATTTGATAACTATCCATCATTAGTTCCACTCCTGATCTACTTTATGAGCGTTATAGGCATCCATATATGATGTGCCTTCAAGATAACGTGCAGTATCCTTTTCAGAATAATACATGTTTTCTGGCGAATTAAAGTCTAGAGAGCCTGGCATTTGAACACCAGCTTTTTTGACAGAAGCAGTAAGCTTTTTATGAAGCTTCATTTCTTCTTTGATAGCAGCTTTTCGAGCATCTAGTTTAACAATAGCGGCTTGGAAATCTGCCTCTTCTTGACGTTTAGCCTTAGCTTTTTCAGCCGCAGCTTTTATCATTTTCAATCTATCCATAATTAACTCCTTATTTTATTATTGAATATATGTATATTATAAACCATTTTTAAGCAAAAGTAAAGGATTATTTTCACTTTTTTTCAATTATTTTTATGTATTATCACCATCACGGTAAACAACATCAGACTTATCAAAGAGCTTTTTCTTAACTCTATTAAATACGCCACCTTCTTCCCACAGAAGAGGTATATGTTTCTTCTGTCTACGTTCTTCTTGAATATGAGCACCCATGTATACAAACCAAGCCATTCCAATAAGTAATAAAATTGCAAATACTTCGTTCATTATTTGCCTATGTGTTTTACTTCATTACGAGGAACAACTTGATAAGCACCCTTGTTATATGCGGGAGCAACTGTAAAGTTTTTAGAAGCTTCTTTTTTCCAAGACTGATCTTCAGCAGGTTCGTATTTTCCAGTACCAGTATACGACGGATACTTCTTATTAAATTCTTCCATTTGCTGTTGAGCCAAAGTTTTAACTGGCTTATAAGCAATAAAGGTTGGTTTAGACCTACGCTTAGGTTTAAGCGAAGTTGTTTTACGTTTGCGACCACATGGGCTATAACGAAGAGATCCAATCATATTCATGCGCAATGTACCTCTTCATATATTTCACATTCGAGATCATCGTGGGCATTTTCAGCCTCTCTTGCTTTGTCTTCGAATGGAGTAACTAACTCATAGATAGCCGATTCAAGTTCATTAACTTTTTCACGAACTTTATCTACTTCGTAAGATATATCGACACCGTTATCTTCGGCTAGCATTTCCACAGCCAGGTAAATATTACTTGGTGTATCGAGATATTTAATCTCTCTAGTCTTATCATTAACCTCACCAACTAAATAGCTTAGGTCATCTTTGATTTTATCTAGCTTAGCTAGTTCTAATTTCATTTCACTTACTGACATACTTTACTCCAGAATAATAATAGCTTCCTAGAAAATCTTTACCAAATTTTTTTGATATGTCTTCTAGGAAAACTCGCGTGTTGATCTTAGCCAACAGGTATTCATAAAAATTGATTTGGACGTTCACGGTACTGTGATCAGTACCGGGACCATCTAGAAAATTAGCAACAAACATTATGCTGCTTCCATGATTGTTAAAGGAACGTCATAACGGCTGTCACCGATAAGAACAATAGCTTTTGTCCTGTTGACTTTTTCAATGACACCCTTTAGGATTTTATCCCTTGAGTTGATTTTGACCTTTTGGCCAGCAGTAAAAATAGCTTTTTTCTTAGCTACTTCCATAGCCTTGATTGCTTTTTGTTGAGCTTTGACAGCTCTGATTACTTCGTTTAAATCGACAGAATTATCGATTTTTAGGATTTCACTTATCACTTTTTTCATAATTAACTCCAATTAATTTATTTTATATGTATATTATAACTCAGTTCTTTTGAAAAGTAAAGGATTATTTTCACTTTTTTTCAATTATTTTTAAGCGGCTTGAGTATTATCAAACCACTCTTTAAGACCATCATTGTCGACGATATCACCGTCATTCATAAGGAATTCAACCTTATAGTTTTCACGGTCATTAGACCATGATTCGGTCTTTTCAAGAATTTCTCTTTTCATCCAACCATCTTCACGGTTGTCAGTGACTTTCATGAAACCAACCTGGCCATCAGTTAGCCAGAAATTAGTAACTGTGTCCCAGTCATCGCAAACCTTTTTGCCAAGAGAAACAACAGCTACATCAACGATGTATTCATCGCATCCGCCATTAGACTTTTCAAAGTCCATGCAAATAAATGGCTTAACCTGTGCCACAATTGTAGCTATTTGGTTTTGGTTAAGATCGCCACAGTTTGGCATTACGTAGGTAGAACCACCCTTAAACTTCATGTAAGGGTTTTCCTTATCACCGTAGTTCTCGAGATATTGTGTTGTTATTACTAGTTTTTGCATAATTAACTCCTTTTTTAATTATTTAATATAGATATTATAACACAGTTTTTAGAGAATGTAAAGGCTTTTTTTCACTTTTTTTCAATTATTTTCGGAGTAGTATTTATTGAAAAGCTTCTCTTCTTGAGCATGAGCTTTTCGTTCCCATGGTTGATTTTCATATACACATTCGCTAAAGTCACGACCTTTATACATGAAAGTATCTGTTAGATCTCCTCGTAGGAATTGCTCTGCATGAACCATTTCATGAGCCAAGGTTTTCATTTGATCTTCCCAGGATTGCATTTTGGATATATTGATGGTAACCCACTTCTTATCTCCAATACAATCGCCAAAGGCTTCTCCTTTTTGTACCCACTTCTTAAAGGTAATATCAATAAACCTAGAACGTAGGCGGTGTATATTTAAGGCTTCTTGCAGTTGATCTAGGTATAACTCGACAGTAGGAATATCCTTCTTAAGTACACCTTTTAGGAGGGTTATTGCCATCTTTTTTCCCTATTTCCATTCAATATTGGTATATTCTATACCATTTTGGGCCATTTGTAAAGGTTTTTTTCATATTTTTTTGTTATATACATATAACTTTTTAGTATATGCATCAGAGTGCACTGGAATTAAATGAATAGGGTATATACCTTGCCATATTCACGCTGGTGCCCTTTTTAAGTTAACTTCTTAGGGCTATAGATGGTTATTTCCTCATCTTTCCCTTTAACCTTGATAGTACCAATCTCTGAACATACATATCCAGCTGGTAATTGTTTATATGTAAAGCTGGATATAATTGTCTTATAGTCTATATATTCATGTCTAGCAGCGGTTGCCTCCAACCTTGCGGCCAAGTTGACTGCATCTCCAATAACCGAATAGTCAAATCTGGATTCACTACCCATGTTCCCAACAATACAAGTACCGGTGTTGACACCAGTCCCAACATTAATATCAGGTAAACCACGTTCTTCGTAGATTTTTTTGAGCTCATTAACTTCCTCTTCTATTTCTATTGCTGATTTAACTGCCATCTCAGCATGATTTACACAAGGTAATGGCGCGTTCCAAAATGCCATTATACAGTCTCCCATGTATTTGTCTATAGTTCCACCATTGTTAAGAATGATTTTAGTCATCTTATCTAGGAACTCATTTACTAATTCTACTAATCCTTCGGGGTCATCGTTATTTTTATAGTGTTCTGATATAGGAGTAAACCCACATATGTCCATAAATAAGAATGTCATTTCTTTTCTTTCACCACCAAGTTTCAACATACCTGGATTTTTTTGTAATTGTTTAACTAGATCTGGAGATACATATGTACCAAATTGTTTCTTGATTTGTTGCCGTAATATGAATTGTTTATAGAATTGGCTAAAGCTCGTTGAAGTGAGCAATATTATATATATTAATAGAGAAGCGGTTAAGTCGAGGAGTATCTGAAATTCGTTCCAGAAGTACCAAGAAGAGAATCCAGATCCGGCAACGATCACGGCGAAGATCGCAATCCCATAGTAAATCGAAAGGTAAGACATAGCAAGGATTATTAATGTCGATCCCAGAGCAATTAGACCTATTTCCAGAGTATCTGCCCAGACAGGACGAGATATCGAAGAACCATCCATCACACCCTGAACAACTGAAGCTTGAATTTGGTGAGGATAATATAACCCTTGAGGAGTTGGAATCTGCGGAGCAACTCCTTTTGCATTCAAACCAATTATTACAGTCCTACCGTTCAAATTAGGTAATGGTTCTCCATATTCTATTTCATCAAATGTATAATTTGTATTTAACCATATTGTACCATTCGAATCTGTCTTCATAGGTTCATATGGTGGAATCATTACGTCAACTATTCCATAGTCCTCTACGTTTAGTGTATAAGATTTCTTATCTTGTAAAACTCTTATTATCTCAAGCGCAAAAGATGGATAAAGCTGGTTATTCACTTGACTTATTAGCGGTATTCTTCTTGTTATGTTATCTACTTCTTGTGCTGCATTAATAAGACCTACACCCCAAGCTTGGTCTTCTAACTGAGATATATTAGTTACTAATCCATCATATTCATAAGCAAAGTTATATGGATCTCCAATTCCTTTTACTGCAGTTCCTATATAAGGTGCCTTTTTACTTCTTCCATTTGAATCAGCATCTTGAGCTAATATGATACCATTATCTTTTATCCAAGAAGCAAATACTTCATCTCCACCAAATCTATCGGCTTCTGGAAACATAAAAGTAAATGCTAGCATACCAGCATTTGCATTACGCAAATCTGATATCATTTGAGCATATGTTTGTCGTGGGAATGGATATTGGCCAAGTTTATCTAAAGAGTTTTCACCTATATTTAATACAACTACCTGTTCAGATTTTTTATCCGGTAGTGATTGAATATATTTGTCAAATGTAATTAAACGAACCTGCTCAACCAATGGCAGATCAAAGACTCTTAATCCTAAGAGCCCAACAAATAAGAAAACTGTAGTCCAAATACTAGTTATATATTTCATAATTGTTTATTATAGCATAAGCTGTAATAACATTGGAAATTTCCATTACTTCTGAATTTATATTATTTCCAATTAATGGTAGTACTATAGATTTAAATACAATAAGCTCTCCTAATGATGGCCTTTGATTATTATAAAAAAGAAAATTCATTTCTCTTACATTAGGGTCAGATTTTAAACCTTCATATGTAGTAATTACATCTAAAGCATGAAGAATATAGAAGGTTCTATATTGTGCTTTTGTTGGAGGCTCATTATATTCTATAATTTGTAAAAATTTTCTGTCTTCCGGAAGTTCGTATGGATCATACTTTGTATCTTCTATTGCTGCTTGTATGTCTATATTTAAAGACCATAGCGAAGTAGAAAACAGTAATCCACATATTAATAGTATTGATTTCATGAAAATTTCCTTTGGATGTATTTAAAAATTGCGTATATGGATAAACCATAAAAGGCTAATACACTCATTGGTAAAGCAATATAAGCTAGTTCCCATGGAGTTAAAAATAATACTTGCCAAGTAAAGTCAGCTACAGCTTGAGCATCTCCAGTTGATTCTGGAGAAAGACTTGATACTTCATCTATGATTTCTAATTCATAATCAGTAACAAATTGAACCCACTCCTCTTCGGTAAAACATACCATGTTATCCGGACATGTCATTTTCTAACTCCGTTATATAATCTTTTTGTTTTGTTGTCCATTCTTTTAAAATTGTTGCTTGTTGAAAATGAAATTCTGGATCTATTCCTTTATAAGCCATTTCCATGTGGTAATCATAACATTTTAGAACAACGGCAATAGCATCCTGGTAAGGTCTCCTTACTAAAGTCGAAAAACTTCGTTTTGATTGCTTCGATTTGTTCATTAATGTCCATTAATTACCTTGTTGAACACTTATAGTACATCCACCAACTGTTACACAAGTTTGTGAAATACTATAGGATTTATCTGTTTGTCCTTGTTGTATTAATGTTAGATCTGTTGGATACGAACCATGTAATTGAATATTAGCCGTGTGTTCTCCTCCATTAGATCTTTGTATTACATCGATTTCATTACCATCTGATGTCGTATATAAGTTTAATTCTTTCTGGCCATTATTCTTTTGTCTTACCCATATATCATTATTGTCACTAAATATAAGTGATGTAAATATATGTCCACTATTTGTACCACCACCATTTTGTTGATATCCAACTAATGTATTATTACTACCATGGATATCTAATCTAGAATAATGTCCTCCACTTTCATCATTATCCCATATCCATGTTGTAGAAGTTTTATTATTTAAAGAAACACCTTGACCCCATCGAACAGTATTTCCTCCATCTTCTAAATGCCATATTTCTATTTTATTTTCAGATGTAGAAGTATTCATTTGCTTTAAATCAATAGTGATACTATCTTTAATCCAACATGAATTATCGTTATAACACTGAATAGTATTATTAGCTCCTACCTGTTCAATAGTAAGATCTAAATTGTCTGATTCTACATTCTTTAATTCTAAAACATTATCCGCCTTGGCGTATGATGATAACAACAGACTGACCATCGCCAACGATAATGCTATTCCTTTTCCCTTCATTTTCTGTATCCAAAGTTACATTTGATCCTATTGGTATTCTAATAGATATGACTCCATTGACTTCTCTATAGAACCATATCTGACCAGCACCCTGATCAATTATTGTGTTGTATTGTGTATCTTTATCAAATCCTGGTGCAATAGTTCCAACTATATCTCCAGATTCTCCTGCACTA